CGGTCAACGAGAGCGTCGGGCCGCCACTTTTCGGCGAAAGAGCTTGTATCCAAATCGGCTGTCCGTCAACGCGGTAGACGAAGCGGAATACGCCTTCATCCGTGAGGAAGTTGACGTGAATCGAATAGTCCTGTTTCACGCCGCTCTTGTCGATCAGGAGGTATTGGCTCAAGTCTACGAGGATTATGTCTCCGGGCGTCCCGAGAGCTGCGCCATGCTCGTGGACAATCACAGGGCATCCCATCAGCATTGCGACCTTGTTCCCGTCTTTTCCTGGTGGCGTGTAGAGCAGGAT